AAGCACGTTGATGATCTTGCCTGCCGTGTTGTTCATTTCCGCAGCAGTCTTTACATCCACCGTACCATCTTTCAGCGCTTGATACAAGTCAGTCAAGTGTTTGTTTAGTTCGGTTATGTTCTTCATTTACTTTCTCCTTTGGTGTCTGTCTGTCCCAGGCCATGCGCGGCTCCTAGAAAGGTGCGGGTTCGTACTCGGGTGGGGGTTGCTGCTTGCGCAACTGTTTGTGCAGTCGTTCAAGCATCTTACCGTCCACTCTCTGGAACGGCCAGCACTTTTCGTATTCGACGCTTTGGCCTCGGCGTGGTTGTCGCAACTTCTTTGGTGTTGAAGCTGTGTTCGTTGTAACAGTGTCGGCGTCTGATGGGCACGCCGTCGATGTACTTGGTTGATTTGACATCACTTGGGGCTCCGCACAGTGGGCACTTCACTTCTCCACTCCAAACGCTTTGCGGATCAGGTCCGCAGAATGAAACGGCTCGGCCTCGTATGCGATCTCAGCGCAGCGGTTGGCGACGACTGAGGCGAAACGCTGAAGAGTGGCGTTAGAGAGACAGACCATTGATCCCTGATTAGCGTCTACCAGACGATACGCTCCAGCCTCTTGAGCCAGCTTGATGATGTCTTCTTTCATGCTTTCCCCCTTGCTCGGATGGCGGCGGCAGCTTCACAGGCAAAGCGATGCCAGTCATACGATGGACTGGCCTCCACCACCTTCGCACACGCCTCGCGCTCGTCAGTTTGTCCGTTTTTGTAGGCGTTCTCAGCCATCTGAACCGCATCAGACGCAAGCACCCAAAGATCGCCGTCAAACATTTTTGCTGGTGTCATGCTTGTCCCCTTGCTCGGATTGCGTCAGCGCATTTCCGAGGGTCGTTTTCGTGGTATGTGCTGGGTATTCCTTCGCACACCTTGGCACACGCCTCGCGCTCGGCTTCAACGGCTGCTTTCACCGCCGCCTCAAGCTCGGATCGGTAGCACAGGGTGTCGTCGTCATCTTTGGTCATGTTTGCCCCCTTGCCTTGAGCATGGCGTCAGCCATGTCATACGCTGCGTCTGCAATCTCTGGCATGGGCATCGCGGCGTCCATCAGTCCTTGCATCGCCTTGGCCGCGAAGTAGTCGCGCAGCGTCATGCCTTCTAGTTTGTGTCCGTGATGGTTGGTGTGTGGGAAAGCAAATTCTTCATCCATGTTTCTTCTCCCTTGCGTGTCGCTCCAATGTCTTCTTGTGTACCGGCATCACCGGCATCTCGACCACCATATCCTTGGGCGCTGCGCTCAGGTATGGTGCTGTTCGTTCGCTGTACGGGGTACTGGGCTCAATACCCTTCTTGCGCTGCTCGTTAACGTGGCGCGTCATCTGGTATGAGTTGCGCCGCGCTTTCTCCAGATCACGCATGCTGATCTGGGGTTTGTAGTTTCTCCAGTCGAACGGGTCGTTCACGCCTTGGCCCCAAAGATTTTGTGCAGCTCATCATAGAGCGAGCGGGCCTGCTTGATGGGCAGCGTCGAGAGGATGTACTCGACATCGTTGGAGACGACCATAGGGGCTGACACAGGCGCTGGCGCTGACACCAAGGTAGCAACGGGCTGCAGCGCGGCAATGCCTTCGCTCTTTGGTTCAGTTGCTTTCACTACGGGTTTCGCTACGGGCTTGGCGGGCTTCTTGGCTGCGGTCTTCTTGTTCACCGCCAGTTTGAACACCTGCTTGATCGGCACGTACTCCTTGGCCGTTGCGTGGTACGTACCATCTGCCAGCCGTGCGATCTGCCCTGAGCGGCGAAGCTGGCTGATGAGGGCAGTCACCGAGCTGTCTTTGAACCCTTTGTCGATCAGCTTGTGCTTGACCTCGTTGTGGTGCAGACCTGGGTTGTCGCGCACGAAGTCGAAGGTGGCGCGTGATACGTTGGTGGTGACGGGGAAGGTAACGGAAGGCATGGTTTGTTTCTCCTGGGGTTGTGGTTGTTGCACGGGTAGAGGCTCGTCGGCCTCCCACGCGTCGATGATGTTGTGCAGTGCGCTGTTGTTTCTTTGAATTGCGTTTTGCAGTGCGTCTTGCAAAGAAGGCATGGTGAGTAGTTCCTTTCTTGATTCAGCCAGTCTTTTCTCTTTGTGCATGTCCGGCAATGACTTGCCGTAAATTCTGCGCTCTACTTCGCTTGCGCCGAGCACTGTGGCGTTGTTGTGCGGGTTGTGTTTGCGCTTTCTGTTTTTGCGCGACACGTTACGGCTCCTTTCTCTCGATGTGTTTTGCCAGAAGCCAGCGGTCACCAAGTGAGCGCACAGAGCGCACCCACTTGAGCTGGTTGGTACGGTTGACCTCGCGTGGTACATAGTCCACGTTCCACAGTTTGCGCACATGGCGCAGCATTTGTACGTTCATTCGCTTTCTCCTTTTTGTGAATCGTGCCTGACAACCCGAAGGTTGTCAAGCGTTGGACATTATTACACTTCTGCGTAGGCAACGTCAAACAGGCTAGCGAGCACGGAGCCAGCCCCGTATGTGCGCAAAATGTTCAGGTGATCCTTGAGTACCTCGGCATCGCGCAGCTTCTTGTTGCTGATGTAGCGCCGCGCAAGCGCAGGCTCCTCGGGGTACACGGACTCGCAGATCAGCTCGGCAAGGTAGCCAGGGTAGCCAGCCAACGCGTCTTGGATCGCCTCCTCAACGTCGTCTTCTTCAGTCCAGCCATCGGCAAACTTCTGCGTGCCATAGGGGAAAGAGCTGACACTGGTCGTCTGAGGGGCTGGGGTGTCGGCGTAGTAGGCATGCCACTGGTCTGCCCAGTGGCTCTCCACAGCCAGCGGGTCACGGGATGTGGGCAGCTTGTCCCATGCGATCTGCACCACGCGGTCAGCCAGAGCCATAAAGTGGTAGATGTCGAGCGACTCCCTATCGGAGTGCTCGTGGTCATAGCCAACGCTGATGTTGGTGCACTCGGGGATGAAGCTTGTGAACTCGGCGGTGTCGGTGTAGACCCCTGTGCTGTCGGGCAGGTACATGAGCCTGTCGTCCACGTTGAGCGTGTCAGCAAGCGCATCGGCAAACGCATCGGAGCAGCAGCGGCCATAGCCCTGGTGGGTGATGACACTGTCGATACCCCGGCGGTCGAACGCGATAGCACGGTCGAACTGCTTGAGCAGGTCTGCGTGATCCTTGGCCAAGTGCTTGGCCCCGATGCCGCCGCGCTCCTCCCCCTGCGTGAAGATGTAGTACCCGGGCACACTGCTGCACAGCAGGTGCATGAGCATGGCACAGCCAGCGCCATCGTCAGCGCCCAGTGGTGCACCCTTGGCGTACCACGTACCGTGCGCCTTGATGAACTTGTTGGGGCCGTCCTCGTGGTGCACAGTGTCAACGTGTGCAACGAAGAGTGTGCGGTTGTGTGTGCCACGGCGTGCGTCAATATGCACGTTGCCAGCAGCGTCGATGGTCAGGTCGAGATGCTTTGGTACGTTGTCACACAGCCAGCCTGTGAACAGTGACGCACCCTCGCCGTTATGCGGGCGCTTGAGTGACAGCGCACGGCACAGAGTCTTGTGAAGCATGGATTGTTTGCGCATGGGAATTACTCCTCAGTGTTGAACAGCTCGTCTTGAGCAGGGGTGTGGTCAGGGTGGTACTTCTCGCCGTCTACGAGCACATAGTCGGTGCTGTCTGAGTAGTATTTGTCAGACGCGTAACACTGCCACGCATCGTCCGTGTGTACCCAGCCCTGGTCCACAGTCTCGACGCAGTTGTTGATGTAGTGGTACTTGTCGTCGTACTCGCAAAAGATGATGTCTGAGTCGTCGATGTGGTACCACTCATCGTCATCGTCACATCGCACAGCGTTGTTAGTGTGCGCGTAGTCGCCGTTGGCCAGCTCAACGATATCGTTGTCACCGATATAGTTGCTGTCGTACCAATCACCATCAGCCTCAACCGCGTCATCGTTGGGCACATAGTACTCCTCACCCCTGCGGCCGCGTACATACGTGTAGTCGTTGTTGATACAGCTATCGCACACAGAGTGGTCGCCGTGGTAGCCAACGCTGTGCATGTCGTCCTCGTCGCATCGCTCGCCGCAGTCCGGACAGGTGTATCGACCCTGATGGTTGGGCGTGCCGTCAGTGTTACGCATCTCGTACTCGCCATCGTCGTCGATGTACAGCTCCTGCTTGTGGGTAAGCGTAGCGCGTGTCGTGTCGCCGTCGAGGTAGGGTGCGAGGAATTCGCCGTGTGTGGTGGGTATGTATGCAAGCTGCGCCCCGTCATGCCAGTAGTTCCACCTGACATACCCCCGCTCCTTGAGCCACGCCTCAAGCTGCTGGTCAGTGTGCGAGTAGACGCTACCCTCCTGCTTGCCGAACGACCTGACCCAGTAGTTGTGACCATCATGTGTGTTGAGCAACGCACGGCCAACAATGTCGCCACTGGGTGCGATGCGTATCGCCATGTGCCAGCCATACTGCGGGTCATACGCGGCGTAGGGATGCCTGCGTTCGCCATCTTTGCAGCGCACGAAGTCGCGTGCTGTCCAGCACATACATGAGTGGGG